CATAATATCACCATATTCACTAATCCAATGAATATCTTTCTTGCTTTCAAATTTATTAGTAGAAGCCTTAGTATCGGTTACAATATCATCTGCTCCATATATTGAAGTAAACTTTGTCCCTATTGGATATAGCTTCTTAGCCTTCGACAACCTTTGTTCAATCCTTGTCATAATTAATATATTTATCGTAATAACTTAATGAATCTATATTCCATATCTCACAAACTCTTTTCTCTGTTATTCCTACACAGGTATTAGGTGGTACTCCGGTTTGCCATTGGCTGTCTATCTTCCAGCACAGGACACGGAAAGCATCTTTTAGTCTATCCTCAAAACTTACACCATCTAAAAGAGTACCGTTGGTTACTGTGTGGCTCATTGGTTTTCTTTTTTACATTCAGGTCTGGTTGATGTTGTTCCGTTAATATCAGTATAGACCATTTTAGTTTCGTATTTGTAAACATCCCACGGTGGATGATTAACGGTAGCCATGTGTAACCTAAATGTTTTACGGCTTCTTAATAAACCACATCTTGTACATAACTGTGGCAATTCTCCTTTCCTCCATTTATGGTTCATAATAATCTATTTAATGTTGTTTAAAATGGTAATCCATCTACCAAATGTGTTTCTTGTTTATCAAATTCATCTTTCATTTTTTGCTTTTCTTCTTTTGATAGTAAGTCATAACATACTCCATTATTCCATCCACCACAATAGCACATATTTGTTGAATGAGTTTTACTTTCTTCACAACAAGCATTACTATTTTCAATTTTAAATGGATTTAGTCTTGCCGGATTATATGCCCAACCAACACAATCAGCCCAACAATACTTTCCTTTAAATTTATGATGTAACCAACCGGCAAAAGAAAGTTTTCTTTTAACTAAATACTTGTCATGTAACTTCCACCAAAACCTTCTTAATTTTCTTTTCATTGTTTTAATTTTATTATTTCTAAGCATCTCAAATATTCACTCTCATCCATCATACCACAATACACGCTATGAACTTTTTTCTTTTTAGTAGGAACTCTTGAGCAACGGTAAATGAACCTTAATAGTGGCATTGTTATCTTTGGCTTTGGGGTCATGGGCATAAATAATTATTGTTTTGTATGATTAGTTGCTAAGCTCCTTTTTTACCATACTCAAATCTTGCTTTTTTCGCTTGACTAACTGCCAACGATAAGGTATTTCCCAATAAATCTCTGTATTCAGGGTTAATTACACCACCAGTTTTACCATAAGCAGACATAGCAAACATCCTATTTTCAAATTCAGCTTGGTCGGCATTAGGAATACCATCTCCCTCAACGGCTTTATTATCGTTCCAATAAAAAACTTCATAACAAACTAAGTTTGGAGTTCCTACAGCAAGCCAAACATTTGTTTCAAGTCCTATGCAAAGCTGCCAGCAATTTTCTCTTTCTGCTGTTGTTAGTTCTTTTGGCTTAACCTCTACATACATACCGCCATTAAATGTTGGTAAATAGAAATCAGGTAAATAACATTCCCCATTAGGCAAAACAAATCCCTCAAATTCGTACTCCCAATCAATGCCTAATGAAGTAAGAAATACAGCCCACCTTGCTTCAAGCCTACTCCTAAATTTATACCCGTAAAGATGCGTTTCAATAGCTTTTATCATATCGGTTTATACTGTCTTGTGAATGTGTCAAAATTATAGCTACAAAATCCTATTTTACCTAACCAACTCCACTTAACTTTCTGTACATAAACATCTACTTGGTTAGTTTCAAAATCTCTATAAATACTCATACCATTGTGAGTACGGTTAAAGAAATGGGCAGAACCGGAAATACTGTAAAGGTTTGGTATCTCATACTTCTTTGTAGTGGCATCCTTTCTAAGTTTTGTTGGGTGTGCAACTAAAAATCCATGTACTTTGTATTTATCCAAAAAGGCGATTAGTTTATTCAATCTTTGTAGGATTATACTGGTATTGTCTTCCCCTTCTGATTTTGGCTCTATACAGTTCCACGGGTCAAACAGAAAGCCTTTAATACCGTACCTGATAACAAATTCTTCTGCTTTAGCGATAAGCCCTTCAATAGACACATCCACAAGGCTTAAATTCATAAAATGGAAGTACTTGTCTACAAATCCAATAGCTGATTCAAACTCATCCTTATCCATCCTTTGGTCAGTATTTTTTCTAAACCCAAAAGATTTGTTTGTGTATTTTTCGGCAAGTTTTGTAGTATGAAATGGCGGCTCACACTCAAAGCTGCAAATACCCCAATCCCATCCATGCTTTTTTGAAATAGAAGTCATTAACCAATCCACAAACTCACTTTTTCCGCTGCCGGGAATACCTGTAATAATTGTCAACTGCCCCGGATAAAAAGTAAGTAATTCGTCAAATTCAGCCGATACGCCTGATGCAGCACCTAATGGATAACCGTTCTCATAAAAATCAACAACGGTTTCGTACATATCATCCATTGTTATTTCCCCTTCCAATGGGTACAATTTAGCCTGTTCAATCATGCTTATAAGTGCTGCCTTACCATGCTTAACCAAAACCTCATTAGCATCTTTGCAGCCATTAAAATACGTCACAACCCAACATTTTGAATATCCTAACCTACGGGCTAATTCATCTCTTAATTTCATACCCGCCAGATCATTATCTACCATCAATACAATTTTAGTTTTCGAGGTAAAATGTTTGTAGCAATTATCTAAATATTCTAATTTTTGAGTACCGGAAACAGCAGCACCATTAGGAACAGATACAACGCTATAAACCCCAACTTCATGTAAAGACATAGCGTCTATTTCCCCTTCGGTAATGTAAACCGTATCTTCATCTTTAATAGAATCTAAGTTGTAAAAAATCAATTCAGCATCCTTTACCAATTTAAAATCTTTGTTTTTAGCCCTATACTTGATGTTTACAAGCTGCTCATTTTTGAAGTAGTTAAAGCAAATAGTTTTTACTGATGATTGTGCTTTTGGCATCCACTCCATACATTCGGTAACTCCAAATCTTAAAAGGGTATTGTTTGTTATTCCCCTATGTTTTTCAAACCAATCAATAGTTTCAGGGCTTAATTTTTCTAAACGGGGCAACGGTTTTGTTACTGGCTTACGGCTACCAACTTCTTCAATGGTAATGTTATTTTTAGCTGCAATCCATTTTAAGGAATCAATAAAATCCATCTTTTGATGCTCCATAAGGAACGTAATTCCATCTCCCGATTTACCACATCCAAAACACTTGTAAATATTTTTAGAAGGGGACACGCTGAATGAGGGGCTTTTTTCGTTAGGGAACGGGCAGCAAGCTACAAAGTCTGAACCCTTCTTTTTAAGGGCAACAAATGAACTTACTACATCGTAGGTAGATACACTTGCTTTTATTTCGTTTATGCTGTTTTCTGAAATCACATCCAATTATTTATGTTTTTCTTATCAATTTCCTTTGGCACTTCTTTCAGGTATCCCATAAATTCCGGTATCCTGAAAAAAAGGTCATGCTCTGGTTTAATTCCTGTGGATAGTATTTTGTGTAAAACGTCATCCCAAATTGGCTTAACAAACTTTTTTTTCTTTACTAATTCCGCAAAACTATGTGGGCTTAGGAACTTACAATCAAATAGGCTTTCGTACTTTTTTTCGTAAATAAAATCAATAAATTCCTTCCACTGTTTGAAATAATCTTCCGTTGTTGATTGCCCGTTAAATGCTCCTTTGTAAATTTCGTAAGTTGAATGGTAATACCTCAAAAACCAATATTCTGGGGCAGTAATTTCTTTACTTTCATTTCCTTTTATTTCCTTTACTTTACTTTCATTTGGTTCGATGCTTGAAGCATCTTGAAGCACTGCTTCATTTTGCTTCGTTAATTCTTTATTACGCCTTGATTCTCCGCTCTTTATGCCACCTAATCTGCCTGCTTCTGCTTTAACTGATTTTTTTTCGTTTTTTGTTTCAAGGTTTCTGTGTACCCGACTGCTTTTAAGCAAAATGTCGTCTTTTATAAATAATTTGTATTTTTCAATACACATCCCAATAACTTCTTTTACAAGTTCAGGGGTTTCGTTAATGTCTCTTGCTATAGCATCTACGGTTAATTCATCAAATTCAAGCATACCGCCTTCTTCGTGCATCATTTCGCAGGTAGCCCAAAATATTCCGTACCCTGATGATTTAAAATCTCTAACAAGGGCTGATATTTTTTTATCATTCCTTGCATTATAGTCGTGACTAAAATAATACGTGTCTTTTGCCATGTTATCGGGATTGGAAATCTCTTAAAACTTTAAGTAAATTTTCTGTAAAACTTGCATTGGTTTCAATAAGGCATGAGTGAGCCAGCAAGTCACTTACTAAAAATCCTTTCATTCTAAGTGTGTTGATTAAATATTTTTCTTCTTTTGGCCTTAACTGTTCGTTTTCATGGCACTTGGCGCACAAGGTAATTAATAAGTCATCCGGATATTCCCAAGCCATCTTACCATCTATGTAACCCAAATGATGAACCTCCATTAAAACAGATGTATCATTTCTGTGTGTACAGTTTTTATTTTGACATGTGTTTTTATCCCGAGCCAAGATAAGCACCTTTTTATCCTGCCATCTACGGTCACGAAGCTGTTCCTTATAGGTCATATAAAAATCAATGGCTTAACCCTGCTGCCGTTGCGAAACAGTTAATCATACCTTTTGAGTAGGAAGAACGAAGCAACAGGGTTAAGCCCGTTATAAAAAATTAAATATAAGTTGTTGAAATCATGGTATCTTAACTATTTCGCTCCCCAAAAGTGTGAAACAATTTCCACACTACCAAATAAATTTTATAAAAATCTGGTGAAATTATGTAACTATTCCCCAAAAATTTTTTCTCTCCACTCTTTAAGGGTACTTTCTAAGTCATAAGGACTAAGGCAGTACAGAAAGGCTGAAAATATAAGTATGTTTATTAGCATTGCTCTCCTTGTTGGGATAGGTTAGTGGTATCTGGTTCTTTTACATATTCTTGAAGTAAGAAAATTAAACGCTTTATTTCCTCTGTATCAAAATGGCCCCCTTCATCATTTTCAGTCAATACCTTTAATGATTTGTTTGAATGTGGGTGAAGATTGAAAGTCGTTAACTGTTGGCAAATTTCGTCATCTGTTAGTTCTATCATGGTATTAATAGTTTTTTTTATTAAGGTGTATTTTTTATTTCATCCTAATCCAAAAAGAAAACTACTATGGAATAAAGAAGGTCTATTAAGTATTTCATTTTTACTGGTTTTAAAAACCTTGATTAGTAATGCAGGTTGCTTCTGTGAATTACATGAACATAAATGGATACAGCATCCTATATCCTCCGTGGCCGCCGGTTATATATCAATTTCGGTACCGGCTAAAATCATGGCTTTAATTATTCATTACCAATCAAAGTATGCTTGAACAAAGTTTTACTGTGGGGAACGTGAATGTTGTAATCATTCTTGGCAACGAACCAAATGCTTATGGAATCGAACCAATGCAACCCGCACTTCGCAAAACATTCCCCCACAGTAATTAATATTTTTAAAGAACTAATTTTTAACAAACCTCAAAGTACTTACATACCCATCAGAAAATATACCTCTGATAAAATAAAAGCCATTAGGTAAGCCCGATACTGTCAAATCAATAAAGTTATTACCGGATTTTAAAGCGGATACATTTTGATTAATCAACCTTCCATCAAGTGTTATAATTGACAACTCAACCTTATCTTTTTTAGATGAAGTTACTAATACCTTACCAGCGTAAACAGAAACTAAGTCGGTTGCTTTTTTACTTCTATTGGAGGTGTAATTAGGCACATCACCTATTGCTAAAGGAGCGCATGATACTCCATTGCTTTCAGAAAAGTTCACAATGTTATCTTCTTCCCACGTAACTTTTATTCGTGTAACTGGTACAACAAACATTTGTAAAGTACCTAACGGAAAAGTGTAAAGGCTATCGTAAACTCCATCAGGAATACCATTTGCATCTACACTTTGTACATGGGCAAAAGTGCTGTATCCGGGGTCTCCCCTAAAAGTAAAATAACCTCCATACCCACATACAGGGGTAACACTACAAGCTGATGCAGTTAAGGTAATAAAGATGGCAAGTGTTGTAAATAATTGTTTCATAATTTAAGGTTTTTTATTGTTTAAATAGTTCTGGTTGTACGAATGATGATTTTGAGGGAACTAATTCTTTACCTTGATTGCTTTGCTCTGCCACATACTCCCTCATTTTTGCTATGCCTTTTTTATTATGCTCTGTTACATTAAGGCGGTAGTTAGTCCATGTTACTGATTGTCCATAACGGGATTTACCTTCCATGTGGGTACGGCTTACTACTACTCCAAATCCCTGCTCTATCATCCTGCTAATCTCTCTTGGGCAGTTAGTAAGACCTATAAGGTCAAAGCAGTTCTTTATATTTAGAACCCTTCCATCAAGTAAGGCTTTGGCTAAAGCGGCTTTGGCTGTCATGGTGTTTTTGATTTCTTTCCACAAAGATTATAAAATGTTTTCCATACCACCAAATAAAAAATTAAAAAAATAAAAATTTGGTTTTCTCATTTAGGTTATTTACTTTTACACCATGACAGCAAAACAAGAATTAAAAAAACGCCATGCTGCCTCTGTAGTAGAGTTGCAAACCGTTGCGTTACCTAAGATAGAAAAAGATGGATTAAAGCCTGTATGTGAGAATATAGGTAAGGCTCTTGGGGTATCTTACCAAACTGTAGTTAATTATGTCTACGGTAGAACAAAAGACGGCTTCCTTACTAACGCAATCGCAAAGGAGTTCAAAAAATTATAAACCATAAAAATATACAACCATGTTTAAACTATTTAAATCAGAAAGGCAAGTTATTCAAGAAATACATGATGAATTTGACACCGCAGAAGATAGGTTGCTTCAACAGGCAGATAGCCTTTTAAAAGAACTAAATATACCTACTCAAAGCGGTATTGAAAAAAAGGCAGAAAGGCTTATTAATTTAGGATTTGTTAATTCGGAAGTGGCTACAAAGTCAAAGTCATTAAAAGAAAGTGCCGACAAGATTAAAATTAAAATTGTATCAACAAGGGAGCAAGCTGAACTGATACGTTATTATAAACAAAATTACCCATTTCAGAAATTTCTTACAGAAAGCGAATTAGAGCGTATTTGTAAAAAGTACAATCTTGTTTTTGCACCCGTATCAAACTATACTAAAGACGTTCCTGAAAAAAATATTTGTGAAATAGAGAAATCGCCAATCCTAAATACAAAAGATACGGTTGGCATTGAGTACCTATTCAGGGCGCACAACCAAAACATAAAAAAGGGATGCCCGGCACATATAAAAAAAGCCCTACTATCGGGCATAAAGTTAAGGCGCAACCACTCATGGGAAATAGAAAACTCTATAAAAGAAATATACAATACAGATTATACGGACTGTATAAAATACACAAGTTTTGACCATGACATAATAACTGTAGATAAATCCGGTTTATTCATAGCAGCCCCACAATCCCACTTTAACTTAAATGGGTTAACTAAAAAGGGCAAGTATTCCTTTATGAACGTAACCATTACAGAAGTAAAAGACCCTATTGTTTTCCGTTATGTACGTGGCGGTGTGCAGGTTCTTAGTAAATGGGGCTTAGAAGCAAGCGACGAATTGTTGGTAAATGAAATAAACAACTAAATGGGTTTAATTGCAAACAGTAAGCATGGAGACTGCGATAGGTGTCCGGCAAAAAATACACAGGTTCGCAAAAGAAAAAAGGAATATGTATGCCTTCAATGCTGCCGTACAGAAGATGTAGAAAAGCAGTTAGAGAAGCAGAAAGCAAAGCAAAAGCTACAACGTACCCTATCAAGTTTAAAAAATACAACCGAAAATAAAGAGGCTGTAAGGAGAGAGCAAGGTAAGGTTACAGAGCGTGGTAATTGGTATTTAGAAAGGCGCAAGGAAATGACGAATGCGTGTTGTGAATGTGGCAGGGGGACAAACAAAAACAACGATAAGTTTTTTACATGGAGTATTTGCCACATCGTGCCAAAGGGTTTAGTTCCATCGGTTGCTACAAATGAATATAATTGGATAGAACTTTGTCAATTACATCATCAGGAATTTGATAGCACATTTGATAGAGCAGAAAAAATGATGTGCTTTGGGGAGGTAAAAATGAAGTTTCAGTTATTTAAGAACCTAATACCTCCCGAACAATTAAGAAAAGTAAATCCACATCTTTTAAAATAAGTTTTAGGGTTAGGAAAAATAGCCCTTAGCCATTCTTGGCGGGGCTTCAATTAAAAATAAAAAATTATGTCAAATACACAATCATTAACAACAGAACAACGTATAGCCATAGTAGCAGAATATAACGCAGAGAAAATTAAGGAGATAAAAGAACTTATGGAAGAAGCTGTTAGTAATGCTGTATTAGTTCCTGAAAATGATTGGGTAGGGCAATATGCAGAATATTTTACAATACAAAGCAAAACTAAGTAAACATAAACCCCTTTAATATTTTTTTTATGAGCGATAAAATTTCAGGATTTACAGTAGTATTTGATGATGCAGTATCAGAAGAATACATGGAAACCGTTAAGCAAATGGTTTATTCAATTAAACACGTTTCTAAAATTGACACAGTAATACAAGGCAGTGGTCAATACATAGGGGAGATGAAAGAGAGAGCCCGTATCATTAATTCCTTAATTGAATCAATAAAAAAAGAATTTAAAAATGACTAACCCCAACACTACAGATAGTAAGACAGTATATATCCTTCAAAAAGATTTGCCTATGGTTAATGCTGGTGCTGAATTTATACCAGTTTCAGCTTTAGCGTATGCTTTTATTGTGAGGGGTTCAGTGCATATAGAGTTTTCAAAGTATGTAATGGAAAATAGCCCTGATTTTTTTAAACTAAAGGAAGCAGAAGAAAGTAAAAGAATATGGGTAAGCCATTTTAGAGAGCATGATACTTTTTTAGGGAATAAAGCCGATGCTTTCTTTTACCAGTTTTGCGCCTCACAGCCAATAAGCCAAGAAAAATACGAAGCAGTAAAGCAAGCCATTGAGCAAGTTTTAAACAACGAAGTACCCGATATACCCACATTAAGCAGGCAGGATATAGTAGATAGAGATTTAGCAAAAAAAGAAAGGGATATAATGAGGGATGCAGATGATAAATTATTCCTTCAATCGAACAAACCAAAGGATACCATACAGTACGAAATAGTGCGTGATGTTTTTAATGTCCTTCCATTCCTAACAGATGATAATGAAGAATTTGCTTTATGTATGAGAGATGGGGGTTATGAATTTAAATATTGGGGAGATTGGTATGAAGCTAAACGGGGCAAAATAAATAAACTTAATCTTCCAACGGATACTATTGCAAACCCTTCTGTAAAAGTAGATGGCACTCTAAAAGAAACAGCATCGGATACCATACAAGACAAAGGATGGGAGATAGTAACATTGCGTGAAAATAAAGAAGGTGGCGGGTACTTGATGCCAAGAAACGAGGACGGCACATTTAACCCATTTAGTAATGGCCATTTTGCATGGGAGTACGCTATATCAAATCTTAACTACACAATCCATGCAGTCAAACGCCTTAGTGATAATACCGTTTTTTCTGTAGGAGATAAAATTGGGTGGGGTGTTCCAGATGGGTACGAAGCTGTGTTAACTGGGTTTGAGATAATAGACGGCAGGTTAAAGTTTACAGATGATAAAAGCCCATCACATTGCAGAACTTGCGACTTTTTAAATGCCTATAAGCTACATAAAAAACAAACATCCCATAAACCACCATTAGGTTTATTGCCTGAAAAGCTTTGGGTTGAAGAAAGGTTATGTGATATTAGTGGGGCTATTCAAAGATACACAGATGCAGGTAAAGAAATACCGAGTGATTGGATAGAGGAACGTTACCAATTAAGGGAAAAATATAAAACCATAAAATAAACAACATGAAAGCACAATCACCAACAAAAGCAATACTGAATTTATTGAATGGGGTAAAGCATGACTGGAAGTTCCATGTAGAGATTAGAAAGTCTGACAGCATTAAATACCCACAGCTTTTTTACGGGGTATTGGTAGGGCGTAACAACGAAGAAACTTATGTATGCGAAATGTGCATGAGGAAACAAAGCATTATAAAGACGGCAAAAAATTGGTTTCCCGGCGTAACTATTGTAGATAAAACTAAGTAAGAGGTTATGCCATTGAGTGAAATTACTAAAATGAAGATGCCGTATAGGGCTAAGATATTTATTTATAGTAAGAGGAGAAGTGCTTTGAAGGCAAGGTATGGAGTTGAATCTTATAGGTTTAAAAGATTTTCACCTAACTTAACTCAAAAGATAAAAACATGGAGATTAGCTATTAGGAGAATTGAGGCATGGGAAAGAAAAATTGAAGTGATAGATAATATTATCGTTGAGTTTTTAGGGGTTTCGGCAAAAAATTCAGGTGGTTATTCTCATGGTGATAAATGGATAGCGAGGCACTTCCTTTGTAGATATGGTAAAGAGATTGGAATACCAGCAATATACATCAGGGCTTACATTAAACTGACTGGTAAAAATGCAGTAGGTATATCACGGATGAGGTTGATAAGAAGATGCTCAATAAATGATGATTTAAGAAATATTTGGAAAAACTTTAAAGAAGCTGTAAAATTAGTAGCATGACAAAAGCAAAATACGAAGTAACGGTTGATAGTTTTGTAAGGTATTTCTGTGTTACAACAACAAGAAATACCGAAGACATGATTAATATTTTAAGTGGCATGTTTCCTAATGACAATAAACATAAGGTTAAAATATTCCAATATTGCAATGGAGAAAAAAAGTTAGTTTATGGTACTCATTATTCAAGAAAAGAACCAAGAAAGGTTATTGATACTGTAACTGGTGAAACATATAATTCAGCACAGGAATTAGCGACCCATTTAAAAAAAGAGTACGTACTTATAAGGCTATGGTTAGGTGGTAGTAGAAAAACAATGAATAGATATAAGTATCTTGACCAAGTAAAATATTCTTTAATCCAATGAACGAAGTAACAATAACACATAAGTATTCAGCCATTGTTGGGTATTTCAGAATGGGAGCAACCGTAGACTTTGTTTTTAATCTTAGTTGGGTTACAAACGAATTTACCTTGCAGCAAATACAAACCTTACACGATAATTATAGTATCAAAATAAACTAATTGAAGTAATATGAAGCAAGCCTTTTTAAATGGCGGCAGAGTGCCGGACAAAGAGTTTAAGGATACCTTAATGCTTATACCTCCTTTTGATTATGAAACCTTAGCAGAAAAACTAAGCCATGAAGGTTATGATTACTGCTTATATCAAAACTCAATAACCCAACCCGATAATAAAACAATAAATAAAGTAGGAGTATATTGCAGCCCTATATTAATGAATGATACTGTAGATAAATTGGAAAAATTATGTGGTAAAAAATTTAGGGTAACTAAGATGCCCAACCTGCAAGAAATATTCATAACGCTGAAATAATTTCACTAATATTGTAAACCAATTAAAAACAAACAAAATGGTATATGAACAAGCACGTAAAATAGCTAACCAATTATCTATTACATCTTTTGAGGTAATAGAAGATTCTTTACGTGATTTACCAAAAGAAGAATTTGATAAAATCCCCATAATTGATGCTCATACAAAAATATCAGCACAAAACTACGGGATATGCTTTACGCATAATTTTAGAGGAGATTATGTCAACCATTGGAATATGTATTTAATATGCGGGTATTTATTTAGAGAAGAAAAGCCAGCAAAATAAACAATCTAACAGTTAATGGCAAACGAAGCAGCATTAGAACTTATAACTCGTATGGAAAGCCTACTTACCTCTACTACAAGAACTCCTTACGGATACAATAACATTTACGAATGGAGAAAGGCTGTTGAAACTAAGATAAAATTTTTAAAACAAAAAGAAAAAATAAAATGATAACATTACAGCCGCAAGGCACCAAATTAATTGTAAAGCCAATCCCAATGGATAAGTTTGTTACCGAAAGCGACATTGAAATACCTAACTTAGATATGGAAATGGGGGAGGTTATGGAGGTATCCGAGGAGCATAAGGATATTTACCAGAAATGGGATAAAGTATTATACTCAAAAGGGGCAGGGATGGGTATCTCGTACAAGAAGTCAATCTGTCTAATTTTAGATGGAACCGGAAGCCCAAAAGGAGATGTTATTGCAATCGTAAAAGATGATAAATGAGTGAACCGCTAAAGATACTATTTAAGTACCCTTCTCGTGGAAGAAGACAGCGTTTTGTTGATGGCGTTGATAGTATCGTAAACAACTTAGCTAATACCAAAGACTACCAAATATTAGTCACTGCTGATGAAGACGACCCAGAAATGCAGGAAGATTTTGATTATGAAAATATGTTGGTATGTTACGGGGAGAGCCAGTCAAAAATCCACGCTATCAATAAAGATATGGAGTACGCCGATGCTGATTGGAAAATCGTAGTTTCGATGGCCGATGACATGAGATGGATATTTTATGGCTTCGATGATATTATAAGGCAGCAGTTTGCCGATGGGGATTTAGATAAGCTAATCCACATACCTGACCAAGATGCTAAACAAATATTAGCAACCATGTACATAGCAGGAAGGACTTATTATGAACGTCTGAACTACATTTATAATCCCGTATATGAAAGTTTATTTTGTGACGATGAAGCACAAGCAGTAGCAAAGCATTTAGGCAAGTATCATTACGTGGATTGCCCCGGAGTTTTAACCCATTTAAACAGTGCTTATGGACATCTACCAAAAGACGACCTTTTTATAAAGCAGCAGGAAATCGGGTGGACAAAAGACCATGCTACATTTAATGAACGTAAACTTAAAAACTTTGATTTATGACACAACAACCATTCCTCTCGATTTTAGTCCCTACTGTTGTAGGAAGGGAAAACCAATTAGCAAAACTATTATCTACTATTGATGCGCCACCATTGATTATATACGGGCATTTAGATTATAATGGAGTAGATTTAACTGGCGGCTCTTATAATACTTGCTATGGCGGAGATATTGAAAAACCAGAAGTTTCAGTATTTATACTAAAAGATAACAAAGAACTTACGATTGGGGAGAAGCGGGAATTTATGTATCAAAAGTCACAAGGGCTATTTTCAATAATGGTAGACGATGATGATGAATTAGCCCCCAACGCAATAGAAATGATACTTGCATCTATTAAAATGAACCCTACATTTGGGAAGCCGTATCCGACTTGTATTACATTTAGAGAAAAATGTATGATGAATGGCGTTTACCAAACAAGCAATCATTCAATAAAATACGATAAGTGGCAGGATAACTTTGATGGGTATGATTATGTGCGCTGCCCATTCTATAAAGACGTAATAAGGACAGATATAGCCAAGTCTGTACCTTTCCCAAGAATTAGGTATAATGAGGACGAACAATGGAGTATGGCAATAAAGCCCCTTCTTACCGATGAAATACACATTGACGAAGAACTATACTATTACATTTACGAACCTAAAGACACCCATGAAGAACGTTACGGAATAATTCAACCAGCACAAAGAAAAGAACACAACGAACCTACTAATTATTAATTTTTATGGATTTAACAGGAATTAAACCTTGCATTATAAATTGCTCTATAGGGGGCTGGTATCCGGCTGGTAGTGATAGGCTTAAAACAAGTCTCATTCATCATGGGTTTCCGGGCGACATTTTGATATGGAGAAATGAGTACCCACCTAATTGTCCAACGCACGAAGAAAATCCTTATTCAATGAAGGTGTACGCTTTCAGGGAGGCATTCAGGCAGGGTTATACTCATGTTATGTGGCTGGATTGCTCTATGTGGAATATTAAGAACTGTATGCCTATATTTGACATTATAAATGAGTTTGGTGTATTTGGGTTTAGGTCAGGATATAACTGCGCTCAAACTGCCCCTGATAACCTTTTACAGTATGTAGGAATAACAAGAGACGAAGCGGAACAGATACCAGAGACAGCGAGCGGAATCGTAGGCATAAACTATAATAATCCCGATGGTAAAAAAGTATTTGATTATTGGGCTGAATTATGTGATGCAGGAATGTTTAAGAATGACAGGCTGCATAACCCAAACGAAAGTTCAGACCTACGCTATCTTCATGGACGGCAAGATCAAATCGGATTTGCCTTATCCATTTACAAAGCAGGGCTTAACTTTAATTACCAAGATTATGTAGCCTATTACAATGGAGGGAAGCCGGGGTACAATCCTGATAAATGTATGTTCTTTATTGAATCACTTTAAATAATAAAATATGTGGCCTTTTAAAAATAAAACCAAAAAAGTGGAGAGGCATATAGCCTTACTTAAATGTAATTTTGGCGACAAAGAGTGGTATGATGTAAGGGTTGATGGAATGTTGGCACAAGGCGGTAACGCTGTGTCTTATCAAGAAGCTCAAAAAGTATATTTAATGTGGATAAGCGGCAATTTTGATAGAGTTAAAACAGAAGTAATTCAAGAAACAAAAGTTATATTATGAAAAGTGTTATAAGTACCACATACGACGATAAATACCTTTACTTCTTGCCCATAGTAACATGGCTATGGAACAAGCTAAATGTAGATGTTATATGCTTTATGCCAAGTGGAAGGTCTACTATTAAAAAAAATGGAGGAGTATTACAAGGGGTGTATCCCGATGGCAATCAAAGGATGTACTTAATAAACGAAACTATCAAAAAAAACAATAACAATCTTACTATACGATGCTTTAATGCGTCTGAACATAAAGAAGCCACATACTCACAGTGCAGCCGCCTTTATGGAGCCTGTTTAGATTTACCAGAAGATGAAGTGCTTGTTTTAAGTGATATTGATATGGCTTTGTTTAAAAACCCTGTTCCTATGTTTGGCAATAGCACTGATGAGTTATTTAAAATATTCGGGGCTGACTTAGTTCCTGAAAACCAATACCCGATTTGCTACATTAGCGCACCAGTTAAAAAGTGGAGAAAGGCATTCAATACAGATGGGTTTACTTATCAGCAATGTTTAGATAATTTATTAGGCGACATTGAGTGCGAAAATATGAGGGGTAATTATTGGAGCAAAGACCAGCAAACAGCACACGAAGTAATATCCTCATTTAATGAGATTAAGGTTGGGCTAAACAGAGCAAGACTTAACACGCAATTTGCAGACCACAGAGTTGATCGTGATGACCAAAATTGGAGAGCCTACGTTAACGATGACCTTATTGACGCTCATTTATGGAGGCCCGGATATACCGATGAAAACCATGCTAACATAATGGAACTAATTAGAATGAAGTTTCCTAATGATGACTTCCAATGGTTAATTGATTACACACAAAAATATAAAGAACTATTATGAATACAGAACTTTGCTTTGGACAGCGTATTGACCCCGAATTAGGCATATTGGAGCCGTGGTACACTAACCCTGCAATGGATAGAATAAAGCAAATGGACTTATCAGGTAAGGTAGTGGTAGAGTGGGGAGGAGGAGCAAGTACAGTTTGGTGGCGTAAAAAATCTAAGTTAGTGTTTACTGTTGACCATAATAAAGAATGGGCTGATTGGATTTCACAAGAACTTGAAAAAAATGGGTTACTTGGACGAGGAGAAATGAAAGGAGAGGTTAAGTATATACCTACACATGAAGGCGACCATTCAGGTACACAAGACGAGTATGTTAAACATATTTATGGGTTTAGCCCCGACATTTGCATAGTTGACGGGATACATAGATACGAATGCGCTGAATATGCAGTAAAGGTTTTAAAACCCGAAATACTTATCGTGGACAATCATAATCAGGACTATGTGTTTATGTGTCCAAAACTTGATGAACTTTTAGAAGGCGTAAAGATGGAGCGATTTATACAGCCTGACCACCGAGATCATTCCGGCAACCCGTGGGCTACTGCAATATTTTACCTAAACGAAAAAGCATGACAAAAACAGTAACACATATTGACTGCCCTAAAGAATGGGAGAGTACTAATGATTGGGATAGTCATAGACCATTGCTTTATATTTCTTTAGTTAATTCATCCCAAAATACTGTATTAGAATTTGGTTGCGGTGAGGGTTCTACCGAATTAATACTTTTTTCATCAAAAAATTTTCAAAGACCATTTTATTCCTTTGAAACCAATCCTGAATATGCAGAGAAATTTAAAGAATTTGGGGTTATATACGTTGACGATTATTTAAGTTTAGAGAATTTTACGGATAAAGCTAATGTAGTTTTTGTTGATGCAGCACCAGCAGAGGCAAGGAAGGGGATAATAAATATTTGGAAGGACAAGAGCGATATTATAGTTGTTCACGATAGCGAACCCGGAGCAGAATATGTTTATGGCTTATCTGAAATACTATCTACCTTTAAATACAGATTAGATTATCAGCCAGAAGGCAAGCCGCATACAACAGCAGTTTCTAACTTTATTGATGTAACTAAATGGGTAGAATAAATATTATATTTGACGATAGATTTGGAGATGATCGG